CAGACGTGCTGCAAGTCCTCCTCGGCCTCTTTGCTTGCATACGCTGGGATGGGCGACCCAAGTTTTCAGCCGGCCACTGGCAACATAAGTGGATGCGCTTTCTGGATGTGCGCAATTGCAAACCAGACTTTGCCCTCCTAGTGAGGGTTTTTTATTGTGGGTGGTGTATAATTGGCGTATGGAAAACACAAAGATAGGCGCACCAACAAAGTACAACCAAGCACTGCAAGATCAGGCAGACGAGTACATCTATAAATTCACAGAGGTCGGCGATGTTATTCCAAGCCGTGTTGGCTTATGCTGCTATCTCGGAGTTTCCAAGCGAATAAGCTACGAATGGGAAACACTTTACCCTGACTTTTTGCACACGTTAGAGAACATTGAGGCCATGCAAGAGCGCACGGCGGTGAATCGTGGGCTTGATGGAACGTTCAATTCTGCCATTACTAAACTGATCCTGCATAACCACGGATATAGCGACAAAGCTGCTTTGGACCACACCACCAACGGCGAATCAATAAACAGGGTGGAGCGTGTCATTATCGACCCTACAAATACAGACTCCTAGATGGTCTTTGCCTCTACTTGGCCACTCTAGGTACAAGGGCGCAAAGGGTGGAAGGTCAAGCGGTAAGTCACACTTCATGGCTGAGGCGCTTGTCGAAGAGCACGTAACACACCCTGATCTACAATCGGTCTGCATCCGTGAGATACAAAGGTCGCTAAAGTTCTCGGCCAAAAAGCTGGTTGAGGATAAGATCAGGGCGCTTAAGGTATCCCACCTGTTTGAGATTACTCTTACTGAGATCAGGCGCGTAGACGGGCATGGCGTTATCATCTTCCAGGGCCTTCAAGATCACACGGCAGACTCTATCAAGTCCCTTGAGGGTTTCGACATAGCATGGGCAGAGGAAGCACAGAGCCTAAGTGACCGCTCCATAGAGCTACTGATCCCCACCATAAGAAAGCCAGGTAGTGAACTATGGTTCTCATGGAACCCGGAGCAGGCTGATGATCCTGTCGAGCGCCTGTTCAATGAAAACCCTGATTCAGTTTTGGTTCACGTCAACTACCATGAAAACCCATGGTGTCCCGATGAGATGCACAAGCTCGCCCAGTGGCAGCGGCGGGTTGACTATGAAAGATACGCGCATATCTGGGAGGGAGGGTATAACACCAAGTCAGACGCCCAAGTATTCAAAAACTGGCGCGTCGATGAGTTTACCCCAGACGAGTCATTCGGGGACCCACTGTACGGCCTTGACTTTGGCTTTGCTGCTGACCCCAGTTGCTTTGTGCGATGCTGGATCAAGGCCAACACCCTGTATATTGACATGGACGCCGGACGCGTGGGGCTAGAGCTAGACGACACGGCCAAGTTCTTCAAGCAGTATGACCAGTGGATAGAGCGTTATGTGATAAGGGCAGACAGCGCTAGGCCAGAGTCGATCAGCTATCTCAAGCGGCATGGGCTGCCGATGATGGCTGGCGTTAAGAAGTGGCCCGGCAGTGTCGAGGATGGCGTGGAGTACATTAAGTCTTTTGATGAGGTGGTGATCCACACATCATGCAAAGAGATGCAAGAAGAGGCCAGGCTGTACAGCTACAAGGTTGACAAGCGAACAGGCGACATACAGCCCATAATCAAGGATGACAATAACCACCGATGGGATGCGGTCAGATATGCACTGCAACCACTGATCACGGCCAAGGGCGCACCGCGTGTTCGCTCCCTATGAACACGCGCCGTAATCCGTTAAACTTGACATACTATTTAATTCAAGGCAGGGCGAGCGATGTTAGATTGGTTTAAGCGTAAGCCGGAACAGGCCAAAGAATCGCGCACAGGCCCGGTGATGTTCACTGGCAAGAATCAGGCATCGTGGTCGCTTGGCACTGATAAGACCAGCGCTAAGCAGTACGCGCAAGAGGGCTATCAGAAGAACGTAGTGGCGTTCCAAGCTATCAACAAAACCGCTGATGCTGTCGCTGCCATGAAGTGGATTGCCAGAGATGCGCGAGGAAATGAGGTAGAGGTCAGCGCTTTGCTTGATCTGATCCGCCAGCCCAACCCCTTACAGTCAGGCCCTGAATTCATGCGCGCCCTTGTCGGCTTCTTCAGGATCTCAGGCAACGGGTACATGGAAAGAGTCATGGTAGGCCAGCAGCCTAGAGAGCTGTACACCTTGCGCCCTGACCGGATGGACGTTAAGCCATCACCAACTGGCTTCCCCGCTGGCTACAATTTCAGCGTCGGCCAAGCCAAAGTGGAGTTTGAAGCAGACCCACGTACAGGGCAGTCAGACATACGCCACATGAAGGCGTTCAATCCGCTTGATGACTGGTACGGCATGAGCCCGCTGATGGCAGGAGCCTATGCCGTAGACCAGCATAACGAATCTATGCAATGGATGCAGGCTCTGCTACAGAACGGGGCAGCCCCATCCGGCGCTATGGAGCTGGCTGAAGGCTCGCTAAGTGACGACCAGTTTAACCGGCTCAAGGCTGAGATTGATGAGAAGTATACCGGCAGCACCAATGCCGGGCGTCCGATGCTACTGGAAGGTGGCCTGAAGTGGACGCAGATGGGCCTGTCTCCTGTCGACGTGGCGATCATTGAAACAAAATACAGCGCAGCCCGTGACGTTTCCTTGGCGCTTGGCGTACCGCCTCTGCTGCTAAACATCCCAGGCGATAGCACGTATTCCAATTACAAAGAGGCCCGGCTTGCATTCTACGAAGAGAACGTCATCCCCTTGGCTATGTACATCCGGGATGAGTTAAACGCCTGGCTGTCTCCTTTGTTCAACAACGTCACCCTTGACATCGACCTTGACAAGATCCCGGCTATCGCTGAGAAGCGGCTAGAGCTTTGGATGATGGCCGACGCATCGACCGACCTCACAATCAATGAAACCCGCGAGATTAAGGGCTATGACAAATTGCCCGCAGGTGGTGATCAGATCCTTGTGCAGTCCAGCATGATTCCCCTATCAATGGCAGTTGAGCCGATTACCCTGCCACCAGAACAGCCGCCAAACCAAACATTGACAGACGATGAGATAAAGGCGCTGGCGTATGGCCCTCAGAAGACTACTTGACCAGGACGCACAGCGAGAAAGGCGCAACCAACAGCTATTGCTTGAGCGCTTATCCCGCGTAGCTGAGCGGTTGCTATCAAAAGAGATCACCGGCACCACTCTCGCCATGGTTAAGCGCTGGGAGGCATCCGGCCAAGTGACATCCCCTGACGAACACATACGCCGCATCGAGTCTCTGCTTAGGCGCATATGGCGGGCATCGGTCGAGGGCATGGCTAAGCGCATCAGTGCAGCGGCTAAGAGTGCATCAAAGCCTGACGTGGTTAAGGAGCAGGCCAAGTGGGATCTGTTCGTACAGGAGTACATAGCGGATTTCGGCGGCGAGAAAATACAGCAGATTACCACCACCACCCGCGAACAGATCATGGCACAGATCGCCATCGGTCAAGCTGAAGGCTTAGGACAGCGCGAGATAGCCAAGATCATATCAAACAACGCACCCACTATAGGCAGGCAGCGAGGCGCATTGATAGCCAGGACAGAGACTCACGGAGCAGGGAACTACGGGGCAAAGAAGCAAGCCGAATCAACCGGGCTTAACATGCGACGGGAATGGATAGCGGCAAGCGGCGAACGCACTCGATCAAGTCACAATGCGGCTGATGGCCAGACAGTAGGCATGGACGAGCCCTTTACAGTCGGCGGCGAAAGTCTGGATTATCCAGGTGATCCGAGCGGGAGTGCTGATAACGTAATTAACTGCCGGTGCGCGGTGGGGTATATTGTGATTGATTAATATTCCAAAACGGTATAAGACAACGGGCCTGCATTAGCTTATGGTTAGTGCAGGCTTTTTATTGGGAGAAAGAAATGAAAGCACTCAAAAATAAATATGGTAAGCGTCCATGGCTTGATACGCCAAACTCACAGTGGTACAGAGATCGGGTGGCTATGGTAAAGTTTCTCCGTGGCGTATCTATCGCAAGCATTGCGGCGGCTGGTAATGCGCGGGTAAATACACTCATAAGCGCCGATATACCAAAGGCGCAAAAGTCTATGATGATCGCGGAGACTACTGCTGACACCATGAGGGCCATAGCTGCAACGATTAACAGTGAGCAGTTTAGAATGCCAGATAAAAATAAGGGCAGCCGAATAGAATAACCGATCAAGCCCAGGCAGTGGTGGCGCTAATAACTATTGTCAGCCAGAGCCCTTGCGTCTCCTAATTGCATAATAGCGAGGGTGATCTGGACGGAGAAGCTTCGAGATAGCTAGCCCCGCACAGTGCGGGCATTAATTCTAACGGGAGAAAGGGAATGGAAGTTTCATGCAGAGGGCCGGTGACTGGTTACACAAGTGACGCTAAACATGAGTATAGGGAACAAGTTTGGTCAGCCATTGCGCCAAAAGTAAAAGACCTGTTTGGTTTAGACAGCCGGGCGCATGTTTTGATGCTGCCGTCTAAAGGCGGCGAAGAAATAGAGGTGGCCATAAACCACGGCATACCAGAAGATAGAATTATAGCAGTAGACGAAAACCCGGCGCTTATAGCGACAGCAGCATGGAGGAAGCACAGACCGCTGGTTAAGTGCTACGGATCATCTTTGTCTAGGGCCGCACAAAGGATAAAAGAAGATGGCTTTGTTCTGGTCGCAGCTAACCTAGATTTGTGCAACAACTTCAGCGAAGACTTGGTGAGTGAGGTTTCTGGCTTTTTTGGCAACTGCGTAAGATTTGATAAATTTTGCTTTTCTGTAACGGTAATGAAAGGCAGAGAAAACAAAGCAACCAACTTAATGTTAAACCACATATTTAAAGGTTCTTCCATTGGTTTAAAAAAAGTTGATGACAAAAGGATAAGGGCTTTGTGTGCAGTTATGGAGGATGATGGCAATTTCCCGCTATCGAAGTTGTCCTGCATTGAGTCACAAGGCAGCTACGTCCACAGCAAAACCCCAATGGCTTGGTGTGTTTTTTCTTGTGGGTTTAACGATAAACTGAAGTCACTAAGGAGCGAAATACATTTTCTTACTCAGCAGTTTCGTGATCTTTCTCGCAGCTTTGAGCTAGCAAAGCCATTAAAATTTTATGACCAAGAAAAACCTTGGCCGGAAAAACAAGAAAAAAAGTGCATTGAGATATGCTCGGCAGCGGGGGAAAAAATCAGTGAATATATTGATTGCCTACGGGCCATGAACACAATAGATCATAGTGCTGAATATGCCGATAGATTTTTCCTGTCCGAAAGCAAGGATGCAAACGATATAATGCTGGCTATAGGGTCAAGAAATTTTGCTAGTTGGTCTAAAGGAGTAAGTTTGAGGTAAGCACATGAGCCCACCCACAAGCCCGCCAAGTGTGGGTTTTTTTACGCCTGTACTTTCTTATTCCATTTTGTGCTAACATGCGAGATGTTTATAACAGTTATCGCGCAACCAAGAGGCGCACCCATGGAACAAAAGCATTTCACCGGCAGCCTAGAAATC